ATACTGTCGGGGTGACAGAACTGCACAGCGACCACCGGCAGGAGCAGCACGCTCATCAAGCACAGCCGCAGCTTCGAAGAAGCCGTCAACCAGTGCCTGAGCATCGAACTCATTACCAGCGCCGATGTTCACCTGGAAGCCACCAGGCTCACCAGTAACAACAGAAGCTTCAGCAGAAGCGAGGTCAAGCACACGAGCAATACGCTCATCGTAGTGCTTAGCCATTGCCTCACCGATCTGCTTGGAGATTTCGGAGCGGCTGCTGTACTGAGCCAGGACCTCATCGAGGTCGTATACGAACTGACTGGACACCAGAAGATCATCCATGACGATGGTCTTCTCGTTCACTTTCAGTCCGTCATCACCCAGGATCGGCGTTCCCGGAGTGTGGTACCCGGCTGAGAGTTTGCCGGTCAGCAGGAACTGCTTGCTCTTACCACCACGGAGGGAGTAGGAACGAACAAGTCCCTTAAAGATGGAAGCATTATTGAATGCATTGAACACCTCACCGCTAAACAGCTTCAGAGCTGTTGCGTAACGAGTGTCATAATCTTGCGAGGCTGTACGTCCAGCGTTCGCTACGTTTGGGCCGTGCCAGCCCGTGTTTACGTTAGTCATTTTAAAGTTAATTAATCTGGTCTATATGGTCAAACGTTCTAGAACTATGTTGTTGATGTATTAACCCACATCAGGGTGGCCACCCAAGGGTTGTCCTGCGCACAGGGCCGATGGGTACCAATAGGTGGAGGGTGGTTTGCACACCCTCTCCCGCTTTAACGGATCACCAGATAGAACCAGCAACAAGCTGGGTCACGATTGCGATGGTCACACCAAGCATCGCGAGTCGACCATTCAGGCGCTCAGCCCGTTCGGTCCAGCCATAAGTGGCTTCATAATCAGTAGGTGACATAACAATAATAGGAGGTTCGATTGCGTAGATGTTTGTACGTCCCCGCTCTTCAGTAACTACAGTCATCCGATAGAGGGTGCCTTAAGGGCGATGGGAACGGTGTTGTTTGCAGCAAGGTCCAAGGGGAAGTTATGAGCATTACGCTCATGCATCACCTCGAATCCAAGGTTGGCTCGATTGAGAATGTCGGCCCAGGTGTTAACCACCCGACCATTACTGGCTTGTACTGACTGGTTAAAGTTAAAACCATTCAGATTAAATGCCATCGTAGAAACTCCCAAGGCGGCAAACCAGATGCCAACGACTGGCCAAGCAGCAAGGAAGAAATGAAGACTACGAGAATTATTGAAGCTTGCATACTGGAAGATCAAACGTCCGAAGTATCCATGAGCGGCAACAATGTTGTAGGTCTCTTCTTCTTGTCCAAACTTGTATCCATAATTCTGCGATTCCGTTTCAGTTGTCTCACGGACAAGTGAGGAGGTAACCAGAGAACCATGCATAGCACTAAACAAAGCGCCACCGAAGACTCCAGCAACACCAAGCATATGGAATGGATGCATAAGGATGTTATGCTCTGCCTGAAAGACCAGCATAAAGTTGAAAGTACCTGAGATACCCAATGGCATTCCGTCACTGAAGGATCCTTGGCCGAACGGATACACCAGAAACACGGCAGAAGCCGCAGCTACTGGAGCTGAGTAGGCAACAAAGATCCACGGACGCATACCAAGCCGATAGGAAAGTTCCCATTCCCGGCCTGCATATCCGAAGATACCAATCAAGAAGTGGAACACCACCAGTTGGTAGGGACCACCGTTGTACAACCATTCGTCTAGTGAACCTGCTTCCCAGATAGGGAAGAAGTGCAGACCAATAGCATTAGATGAAGGGACAACAGCACCAGAAATAATGTTGTTGCCATAGAGAAGTGAACCAGATACCGGCTCACGAATGCCATCAATGTCTACCGGAGGGGCAGCAATGAAAGCAATAATAAAACAGGTTGTGGCTGCTAGCAGGCACGGGATCATAAGGACACCGAACCAGCCTACGTATAGACGGTTATTTGTGGACGTCACCCACTCGCAGAAGAGTTCCCATTGGGATCTCTGCTGCTGTTGAATAGTAATTGTCATAAGTACATGACCTCCCTCCCTCCCAAACTATTCAGATAAGTGTTTCGGTGAAGATAGTGTTGTCGCCTTGAACAAGGCTGACAGTCACATCGAAAGAGCCATCTAGCCTGCCGACTAAAGTGCTAGTAGCAGAGGTAAATGTTTCAGTACCTTCTGCAAAGGTAGTGGGACTCAGGCTAGTAAAGAGTCCAAAACTGGATCCATCATTAGAGCCTGAGATAAACAACCTGGAACGCTTGCCACCTTCAAAAGTCTCATCAAAGATACTATCTGTGATGGTTACATCAAGACCAAAGTAATCACCATTGTCATTCTTAATCAGCTCATAGGACACTTGGTCCTGCATGCCTGTAAGAACATCAATGTCGACTTGGTTTGCAGCACGGTCAGCTTGAATGTCAGCCAGTCGTGCAGTACGACGAGGGCCTGCCTTCCGTTCCATACGCTCAAGAAGACTAGCCTCTTTACGGGCCAATCTTGTTTCCCGCTTCAGTGCATCCTGCAGTGTAAATGTCATGGTTTAGTTGGATGTTTTGAGATAAGCAACACCGCGATATACGAGTTTTGCTTGACGCTTAGCAGCTTCTTGAACGCGAACTGCATTACGTACTTGTACTTGTGTCATCGTGATAAAAAAGATAACCCATGCGCGTTCCAGCCTTGGGAGATCCCGCCCTTTCGGGTGAACGTACTTTTATCAGAGAAGATCCTTACTAAGAGATAGTTTCTTTTCTACATCCATACGGAATGCAGGGTCAGAATGATAGCGAGGATCGGCAATGTCACGGGCCAGCTCAGCATTAGAGCGGTACCCACTGACACTGTTGGCGGACTTACCACCTGTAACCAGAGGAGCCTCATAGCCCTCTGCTGCTGTGTATCTATTCTTCAGAGCTTCAATAGCAAACCGAGCAGCGGCAGCATTACCTGTAGTGGTAGCACTGTTGAACGCTCCGATCTCATCAGCATCTAGATTCTGGGCAGCCCAGTTAATCATTTCAGAATAAGCCTGTTCACCACCAGCCAGTTGCTTGAGACTGGCAACCTCTGCATCAGCGAGCTGAGCCTGTTGAGCCTTAGCTGCTGTAGCTTTATACTGGTTGAAATAGGCTTGGATAAGTTCTCGGCTGTCAAGTTTAGATAGCTCCTCGATAGATTCTTCGGATAGATCTCCTGACTCTTCAAAGGCTTGTGATGCTTTAATCACCACACGATCAGCCTCTGTTACCTCAACATCAGTAGCCTCCTCAGTGGCCTCTGTGGGCTCCTGTGTTGGCTCTTCTGTGCTGTCGGTGTCATTGGACCCAAGCTTCTTTTGAAGCTCCTCGTAGGCCTGCAGGAGATCCTCCTGGGACTTAAACTTACCGCCAATAAGTTCAGGAGATACTGTTTCATCTTCAACCTGTTGCATCTTACGAGCACGGTCTTCATCTTGCATCTGGAGAATCTTTTCTCCTTGCTCAAGTGCAGATGCTTCAGCAGCCTTCTGATCTTCTGACGGGGTGTCAGGTATTTCAAATGTGGTAGTGGGCATTAGTAAGTTCTAGAGGATACTTTTCCAAACGTGGGTCTGATACCTGGCTTCTTGCTGTACGGTCCAGCTTCACCAGTAGGCTTCACCTTTGGTTTAATTGCATAGTCATTCTTTTTAGGCAGAGCCTCCTCCATTTCGGTGGGTTCCCATGCCTCATTGATCTCAGGAGTTGCAGGGTTATCTCCCTGGAACTTGCCGTCAGGCTTCCTGGCCCTCCTGCGGGCTGGCTTCTTCGGTTGCTCCGTCATTGTTAGTTTGCATCATCTGTTGTGTAAACGCTTCACCCATCGGGGACTTAGCTAGCTGACCTGCTTGGCCAACCAGTTGCTGTGTCACCTGTTGACCCATTGCCTGTTGCATCTCCTTCTCCATTGTTTCGGGAGACTTGATCAGGTTCAGGTAATCAATACCGCTAGCAGCAGCTAAGCGTTTGATGAACTCAGTCGGGTTGACATACTTAGCCAACGCTTCTGGTCCCATTGATTGAGCCAAGGTAGATACAAACTCCACCAGAGCCATCTTGTCTTGACCACGTCCTACGCCATAGAGACCAGCAACCACAGTCGGTTGCACCAGACCCTTAGGCAAAGGTGGCATCTTGCCGGACCGCTGCAGTAGTGACAGCTTCCTGTTCAGATAGGGAGACAGCAGCTCCACAGTCAGGCCTGAATAGATACCACCTAGTTGCTCATTAAGCTCCTGGATGGTGGCCTGTACTTCTGTTGCTGTTGTCCTCTCTGACTGTCTGACTTCCAAGATTAGGAAAGCATCAGACAATCGCTGGGTCAGCATGTTGATCATCT